AGGATTTCGACCAATTTTGATCTCTATTTTTCCCGTTTTAATATCTGTACTGTAAACAGGAACATCTTTTCCCTCATTTGCTAAGTCTTCAATTGTAACTGCATTTCTTCCGTCGGCTACAGCAATCAAGCTAGATCCGACAATGCACGGGTTGGTTGAAACAGATCCGAATCCTTCATCATTATAGATATCTGACGGCGTCATCCTCTTGCAAGTATCCCAAAAAAGTATTCCTGGCTCGGCAGATCCATGAGCTGATGTTATTAGTTCATCCCACACCTCTTGGGCACTGACCATCTCCTCAACTTTGGGATTTTTGGAATCATCCACGGGAAATCTCAGCTGGTAATCTTCCCCGTTGACAACTGCCTCCATAAACTCGTCAGACAGCCTAACAGATATATTTGCTCCCGTAACCCGCTTCTTGTCATTCTTGATCTTAATAAAATCCCTAATCTGCGGGTGATGAATAGATATCGAAAGCATGAGGGCGCCTCGGCGTCCATTCTGAGCTACTTCCCTGGTGGAAGAGGAAAATCTATCCATGAAGACTTCGATTCCGTCTGTCGTCTTGGCCGCGTTGGCAGTAGGCAATCCCTTAGGGCGAATCGTCGATATGTCAAATCCTACTCCGCCGCGGCGCTTAGAGATCTGAACTAGTTCCTGATCTGTCTTACAAATCCCGCCATAAGAATCATGGGGAGACTCGATAACAAAACAATTTGAAAGTGATTGAGTTCTTAAATTATTCCCTATTCCTGACATAGGAGAACCCTGTGGAATTACCCACCTAAAGTCCTCGAGGAGGCTTAGAATTTCCTCCTCTGACATGGGGTTCTCGTATTTTTCCTCGATTCGAGCGAACTCGGACGCCAGCCTTTTGTGCATATCTGCCGGTGTCGTCTCAAGATAGTTGTTATTCTCGTCAACTAGAGCATACTTCGTTATAAAAGACTCTGCTGCTATGGCATCCCCGTTAAAATACTTTAGGGATTTCTCATAAGCTTCCTCAAATTTAGCCATCCTCGTTATCTCCACTACCACCGACAGGAGCACTTTCCTTGACCTCTTTCCACTTTTGGGTTAAAAGAGCCTTCATGTTGTTCTTAAAATTGCTCTCTGTCTCCTGAAGAGCATCAACCTCTGCATCTTGAAGAACCCTAATCTTAGATCGTGCGGTATCGATGTGAACAGGCCACAGAAGCCCATCCCTTCCCGCACGATTCTTGGCAACAAAAAGTCTTCCATAGCCGCCGGCCTTCTCGTGTGATTTTCTAGAGAGGGACAAAACTACGTCAGCGACCATCGCTTTTCCGTACGCCTCACTCATATTTTCTAGCTCAACAACGTCGCTCTTTGCAGAATCCCTATTCGCCTGGGATGCTGTCCAAATTGGAATATTTCTCTCTGAGGCGAGATTTCTAAGTTCCTCGTAGACGAGCTTGAGTTCGTGCCTTAAGGCATCGTATTTTCGGGTTGATCTCATAATGTCTGCGTAATCGATAACGATCATACCGGGAACGAACCCCCTAAGTAAAAGCCTATCTAGATGATTTTTAAGAGTAATAACAGAAGCACTACCCGTCGGGTATTCTTTAATTATCAGTTTCCCTAGCTCCATATCCTCATATTTTTTAAGAACATCGTCTTTATTTTTAATAATTTCGTTGCTATCGATGTCGCAAAGATAGGAATCATATCTTCTTCCGACGGCTGTTTCACTCAGCTCGAAGGTATAATGAATAATATTTTTTCCCATCTTGAGAGCATGTGCTCCGACGTTAACAAGAAAATGAGAATTATGAGATAAAATTCCATTAGAATAAAACTGATGGACTTCATCTACTTGAAGGTCGAAAAGAATTTCTTTTTCAGGATTTCCCTCCACAGATGCAACCCTTGAAAATCCACCGTCGACTTCAATTAGATTTTCTTCAACGAGATCTTCTAGAAAAATCCATCCTTTTCCGGGAATATCGAGAGAATTAATCATATTTCTTCGAACATACTCAATATCTGTTAATTCATTAATATCAGCAGAGAATATTCCGTCTTTGATTCTATGCTTCTCCGCACCAGATAAAGTCATCCCGTTCTCTAATTCAATATTGACAGTCCTAAGAGGCTCTGTAGTCCTAAAGCCATCAATTTTTCTATAACCGGCCGGAGTTTTAATCTTAATATCGAAATTATTCTCGACTTCGTTTTCGGGAATAACATCAATAGACAAATCTCTGAAAAGATCCTTAATCTGTATAGACTTCTCAGTTGTTTTTCTTTGAATTGATAACATCAATAACCTCTGTCAGAACTTTTTCCTGATTGTCATTCCAGTCACTTTCCCAGACGACAATAACATTGTAACCCTTATTTTTCAAAAATTCAATCTTTATTTCGTCATTCTCCCATCGATCCTGGGCTGTCATTTTAACTCTTTCATTGAAAAAATCTTTTTCATATTTTTTGGGATTCATATGCCAGTAATCACCAAAATATTCTACGATCGTCTTTGATTCTTCGTGAACGATATCACAATTATATCGACCTATGTGAGTATTTCTTTTGATTTCATATTTTTCAGAAATTTTATTTCCAAGATCTACTTCTTTCTTTGACTTATTGAAAAAAGTGACGGGAGTATTTTTGGCAATTTTCTCCAAAGCTTCCTCTGTATGATTCTTTCCAAACATCGGATGTTTCTCTCCAGTTCGACCATAACACGGGGTCATCTTCTTGGCTTCCTCAATCGTCACACCGTGTCTTTTCGATATCGACTCGAGGGACATGGGATTATTATCACCAGAGGTCCTCTCTGATTGTCTTTTCTTACACTCGGGATTATTCTGCTTGATGGCTAGCGCCCTTTGATGTTCGGTTACCTTAATCTTTGCTTCCTTTTCCGATAGTCCTTTATTGGTCCAGTGCTTGATCTCCGACGGGAATGATCTTTTCTCAGAGTACGACCGATAATTTTCCTCATCGGTGAACCAGTCTTTTATCTTTCTTCTCCATTCAAGATCTTCCTCTTTTGTTTTTCTCTGTCTCTGAACGACATCATCAGGATATCTCTCCCTGTACTCGCTCATTTTCATCTTGTGCTTGTGTCTGACGTGTCCCAAAAGGGAAAACTTGGATTCATAATCGCAGAGTCGACATTTGAGAGAGTCTTCGTATAGCTTAGACCGAATATCTGCATTTTCTTCTCTAATGGCCTGTTTGGTCTTAGACAAGTTCATCATCTTCTTTGATGTCTTTTGCGAAGATTGTTCCTCGTTTTGTTTCGATTTCTTCCCAGGGTTCATATTCAGTTCCTTCTATGACTATTTTATCATATTGTATTTGAATATAAGTATTACCCGAACAGCATTTTCCGACCCCGGTCGGGGCCATAATAATCCCTATCTCCCCTCGACCAAGGCCGCCATTTAGAACCCCGTCCATATCTAGTCTGTCGATACCTGTAGGACACGGAGATCTGTTAATCTCAATAAATCTAGACTCAATATCCTCAAGAAATTGATGACCTACAGAGGGAGACATTCCAGCTGCCAAGGCCTTTTTGATAATCTCCAAAACTCCCTCATCATTTCCTGACTCGATCATATCAACAGCATCAATTAGAGCAGTTTTCATCGACTGCTTCTTGCAAAAATCGAGAGATTTTTCCTTAACGTACTGAATATCTCCGAGATCCGGAGACGCTTTTGTCCTCTGGAGAAAATCAACTATCTTGTCTCTCAGGATTATATCTGTTCCCGTTTTAAGATCATCCTTGATGATCGTGACAAGAATTCCAAGTGTCGGGAATGCCCGGTACTTTTGATAATATTTAAAGTATTTATCCGATAGATACCTTATGTACTTTAAATCGAAGTACTCAATGTTGATCACCTCAGACATCTGCTCTGCCCACTTGTGATCAATCAGAAGAGCTTGCATGATCTTTTCCTGAAAGGATGTCCCATATTCTCCAAAAGAGATGCCGGGATTAACCGTCTCTTCCATTATTTCACCTTTTCATTAGCGTGCTTATCGCGAACCAAAACCAGTCTAAATCAAAAGAATTTAATCCTTCCGAAATTAGCCCCTTGGCAAACATGATCTTATTGGGCTTGGGTTCAAAAGTATTTATGAAATTATCAATTTTTGAGATTTGAGAAGGAGATATCGATGATGTATCGAGGTACATAAGTCGCCAATTTCGCTTAATGGTATCTCGACCCTCAAGAATATTTCGATATATCTTAACCTTCTCCTCTTTTCTCTCCTCGGCCAAGCTGAAAAGATCAGACAATAGAACATCCTCGTCCTCTCGGAGCTCGGAAAATCTCTTCGAAATTGACTTAATTCCAGCGCCCTTTATTCCTGGAATATTATCTGATTTGTCTCCGGATACTGCTCTAGCGAGACAGTAATTTCTAGGATGAATCCCGGACTCCTCTAGAACTGTATTTTTTGTAATAATTCTATTCTTTGTGAGAGTACAGATAATAGTATTGTTATCTAAAAGCTGATAAAAATCCTGATCTGAGGAAAATATTATCTTCTTCTTGTCGGCGAAGACGTACTTGGAGAGATAACCTATCACGTCGTCCGCTTCGCCG